ACCGTTCGGATGGAATCGAAGTTCATCAATGGCTGGGAAGAGTCCAACCACATGAACGCCGTGTTCCTGAGTAACGAGATCCTGCCTTGGCCCATCAGCGACAGTGACCGCCGAATGTTGGTTATGTGGCCGAATGAAACGCTACCTGTCGCCCGCCAGAAGGCAATTGGTCTGGAGTTGCAGAACGGCGGCGTAGCGGCGCTTTATGGCTGGCTGTTGGGAGTCGACCTGGGCGACTTCGATCAGCGCACTCGGCCTCCGAGCACCTCGGCGCGCGAGCGTCTGGTCGCACTCAGTCGAGCAGGCTGGCAAACGTTCCTGCAGCTTTGGAAGTACGGCGAATTGGGCGTCGGTCTTTGGGGCGCGTGCCTCTCCAGTGATCTGTATGCGCTGTTTATCGAGTGGTGCCATCGCAACAAAGAACACGCGATGAGTCAGACCAAGTTCTCCCTATTCCTGAGTTCCGAGGTCGAGAAAACGCGATCCATTCCGTGGACGGAGCGTAATGACCGCAAGTTCGGGGCGTTCTTCTTTCCTGATGATCCTGACGCTTCCCTCGCCCCATCGCTGAAGGCGGCAGATCTGGGCAAGACCGTCGAGGCGTGGCGCGCCAAAGCGAAGCTGGCAGGCTGGAATGTGGAGGCGTGGGACCACGTTAAGGCGGTTGCCGCATGAGTACGTCCAAATGTGTGTTGGGTGTGCTGACCGTGTGTTGGGCTACGTTTGACAACCCGACACATCTTTCAGGCCCGAAAACCGGGGCTTGTGGCGGTGTGTGTTGGGTGTGTTGGGTTTACGCGCGCGGGCGCGCATGTGCGCAGAATATTTCACCGCTTTCAGTGGCGAGAATCTTTTCCCATGCGAACCCTGAAAAACCCAACAAACCCAACACACTCAACACAACATTTATTAATCAATTGATTTGTATAGGTTTTTTGTGTGTCGGGTTTGTGTTGGGTAGCCCGTTTTTTGTGTTGGGTCTGATTTTGTGGGGGATTGGGGCATGATCAAGGAAATTGAAGAACTGATGGTTCATTGGGGAGAGCAGCGGCGCCAGCACGGCCTGAGTGGCGGTGTGCTGGGCAGCCAGTTGGGTACGATCATCGAATGGGGCGGATGTCCTCCGCGCGGTACTCCAGGTAGTCGCATCCCGAGCGGTACCGGCGGCGGGCTTGATCACATCGCCTATGAAGTCGACGCGGCAGTTGCTGAGCTGGAGCGCATGACAGGTAACGGACCTCGCCTCTCGCGCCTGGCTGAATACAGGTACTGCATCGGGGCCACTGTGCGTGAACAGATGCGCGTCATCGAAATAGCAGAAGACGCTGATCGCACCTATCGGAATTGGGTGCATCGTCTTCACCAGCAAGTGATGTTAATCCTGACCGTGCGTAGTGGCCGTAGCCGCGGCTACCTTGGTCAAAAGCGTGAGAACGCTCAGTGCAGGATCACGAACAATGGTGCTGGCCGCGCGCGGGCATGACCGTTCGTCCGGGTACCTTGTCGTATTGTGGTCGTATTGTGGTCGCGTTCTGGTCACATTTGGTTTTACCGAAAAACGCCTCTTTTCGGTCTTTCCGGAGCAGCGTAAAAAGTCACCACGATATGCGAGAACCGCTTAGGTAGATCGCCCACCGAGCACAGTGCTGTGCAGCTTCACCTGGCCACCCCCTGGCCGTCACCAAACCCCGCTCCGGCGGGGTTTTCTTTTTCAAGCAGAGCGTTCCAACACGTCCCGCAGGCAGAGCTTGAAAACGTAAGCTACCCCCAACAGTACTGGAACTCCCAGCCCAGCAAGGTTGAGCGCTGTGACTCTGATCCACATCTCCAGACCTGAATCGGTAAGCAACCGATAAATAGAATGGAAGTGACTCACCATGAGCACTAATAAGCAGATCCACGCCAAGAAGATTTTCATATCTATGAGTCGTTTTTCTGGGATCGAGTAGTAGGCAAACATTAGTCCGAGAACCGCGAGCAGCTTTTCCATCTGTGTATCTCCACGAGATTTGATGTGTTGATGCTAAGCGCCGATTGCGCGCTCAACAATTCAAAATCTGCTCTGGTTTTCAAAAAAGGTTGTACTGGAGTTCAACCCATGATCGAAAAATTAAATCAGTGAGAAAGCGCGATGACGAACGAGCAGCAAGCGTTAGTAGATATGCCGATCTGGATGGTGATTGTTCTGTCTCTGGTCGGCGGTATTTCCGGCGAGATGTGGCGTGCTGACAAGGCAGGTATGCGAGGCTGGTCGCTGATCCGGCGTCTCGCGCTGCGGTCTGGTGCGTGTGTGGTGTGTGGCGTGTCGACCATGATGCTGCTCTATGCCGTAGGAGTTTCACTCTTCGCTGCCGGCGCCGCTGGATGTCTTACCGCAATGGCTGGGGCCGATGTAGCCATCGGGCTTTATGAACGTTGGGCCGCCAAACGACTCGGGATCAACGAAATCCCTCCAGCCAGCGGTCAGAATGGGTAGCGAGAGCCCGGGAAGGCGCCGGGGACCCTGCGGGCATAGGCTGGGTACGGGGTCGCAAACCCGCGCCATTCTGTTAGCCACTGGTTCACCAGCTTAGTGAACTGCGGTTAACCGGGTGAACACTAGGTGAACAGGACCTTTCGCAATGACCCTTATCAGTAAATCGGAGTTCGCAGCGCGGCGAGGCTGGGCGAAATCCTACGTTTCCAAACTCGCTAAACAAGAACGTCTGGTGCTGACCGAGGACGGAAAGATTGATCTGGAAGCCACAGAGCGTCTTCTCGATGAATCCGCAGACCCAAGCAAGGCCGCTGTCGCCGCCCGGCATGAAGAGGCACGGGTAGAAAAGGACGTGCGCAGCGAGCTTGCTGTAGTTGCCGAAACATCTGCGGCACCTCTGCAGAACAAAGGTCCGGATTTTCAGAAGGCCCGGGCCCATCGAGAGTACTACCTGGCGCAGCTTGCCGAGGCAGAGTTTCACAAAGTGCAGGGCTCGCTGGTCGATCGGGAGTCGGTAACAAACGCCGCCTTCGGTGCCGGCCGAATGCTGCGTGACCTGGTCTTCGGGTTGTGCCCGCAACTTGCGCCACAACTGGCAGCAATGACTGACCCTTGGGAAGTCGAGAAGCACCTCGCGGGTGAATTTCGCCGCGTATTCGAAGAGGCTGGCCGCATGAGTTCTGCGGACCTGCAACAGGCAATCACTGAGAGCTGAATCTATGCCCGAGGGATACGTAGACGGGGTAGAGGTGTACCACGAAGCGTATTTGCGAGGGCTCAAGCCTGATCCGGATCTGTGGATCGATGTGTGGGCCGACGAGTTCATGCGGATTCCCAAAGACACGGGTGCCGCTGAGCCGGGCAAGTACCGGACCGCCCGTACGCCTTACGCCCGTGAACCCATGCGCTGCCTATCACCAGCGCACCCCTGTAAACGTGTGGTCACGATGGTGGCCTCGCAGTTGATGAAAACCCAGATCGCACTCAACTGGATCGGCGGTTTGATCCACATGGCGCCGTCGAACATCCTCACGCTGCTGCCCAGTCTGGGCCTCGCTAAGCGTGTGTCATCTCGAATCGGCAAGACCATCAAGGCGACGCCAGAACTGAGAGATCGAGTTGCGGCGACCCGCTCCCGTGACTCACGCAACACAATGGATACCAAAGAGTTCGAAGGCGGGTCGCTGTACGTTACGACAGCAGGGTCTGCTGCAAACCTGTCGGAGCTTTCGGCGCGTTACATCTACGGCGATGAAGTGGATCGCTGGGAAGTCGACGTAGGCGAGGAGGGCGACCCGATTGAACTAGCGGAGACCCGTGGTAGCACCTTCGGCCGTAACGCCAAGTTCTACTTCTCCAGCTCGCCTACGATCAAGGGTGCGTCGCGGATATCGGACCTGTTCGAGTCCAGTGACCAGCGCTACTACTTCGTGCCGTGCCCACATTGCGGGCACATGCAAACGTTGGAATGGGAGCGGCTGCACTACTCGTCAGACTTCAGCATCGCGCACTACCAGTGTGCCGGCCCCGAATGCGACGTGCTGATAGAAGAACACCACAAGGGCGAGATGCTCGCGTGTGGTGAATGGCGAGCGACCGCCTTGGGCGACGGTGAAACCGTAGGCTTCAACCTGAACGCTCTTTACTCGCCGCTGGGCTGGATGGACTGGCGCTCGCTGGCGAAGCAATTCGAAAAGGCGAAGAAAGCCCAGGCCAAGGGCGACCTTGAACCGATGCAGGTGTTCTACAACACCCGTCTGGCAAAGGTTTGGGACAGCGCGCAAGAGCAGACGAAAGCTGACGTGCTGATGGCTCGTGCGCGCAAAGAGCTGTACTCGCTCGGCTCTGTACCGCCTTGGGTACTGATGATAACTGGCGCCGTTGACGTCCAGGCTAACCGCCTGGAGTTCATGGCAATGGGGTGGGGTGTCGGCATGGAGCGCGCCGTGATCGATCACCAGGTCATCGCCGGTGACCCTGCCGACGATCGCACCTGGGCTGCGCTAGACGAGCTACTCAAGGCTCGGTACCGACACCCATCGGGCGTAGGGCTGGGTATTCTCGCGGTCGGTGTCGACTCCGGTGGTCACCACACCGACGAGGTTTACCAGTTTTGCCGCGTTCGGCGTTGGCGGAATATTTTCGCGCTCAAAGGTGCGAGTAAACCCGGCAAGCCCGTGATTGCTCAACGGCCTTCCATGGTTGATGTGACATGGAAAGGGCAGACCGAACGCGGCGGCGCAGAGCTTTGGTTCGTGGGTACCGACACCGCGAAGGACTGGATCTACAACCGGTACCCTTTTGAAAACGGGCCGGGCGCTCTGCATTTTGCCAACGACCTGCCGGACGAGTTCTTCGCCCAGTGTGTCGCAGAGCGAAAAGTCGCCCGCTATGTCCGTGGGCATAAGCGAATCGAGTGGGTCAAAGGCAAGGCCGAGCGCAACGAAGCACTCGACCTCATGGTTTACAACCTCGCGATGGCTCATTACCTCGGCATCGCTCGTTACAAAGAGTATGAGTGGGATCGGGTACGCCAGTCGATCGCGCAATCGAGCCTGTTCGATGAGCGTGTATCGAAACCGGCGGATCTGGCCCCCAGTCCGGCTGTCCGGTCCTTGGCAGCGCCAATACCGCAACCGGTGCCAGTTGTACACCAGCCAGCGACCGTAACTCCGGCGCGTCCCGTTGCGCCGCCCCCTACCCGCCGCAGCTCAAGTAGCGGCTATCTGAAGAGACGATAAATGGCGTTCACCCAAAAACACCTCGAAGCGGTCGAGACGGCGATCGCGCGCGGTGAAAAAACCGTGCGCTACACCGATCGTACCGTCGAGTACCGAACGGTGGATGAGCTGCTCAAGGCTCGGGAAGAGATCCGCCAGTCCCTGGTCAATGCGGCCACGCCGCGCTCGCGAGTAATCCGGCTCTACCATGCCGGTAAGGGGATCTGATGGCTCGTCATTTTCCGACGCTCACACGTAGCGGATTTCTGCTGCCGTCGAACATCAAGGCCAGCTACGAAGGGGCCGGAGAAGGGCGCCGTTCTGCCAGTTGGGATGCGCCGGACAATGGGGTTAACAGTCTGGTCATGCCTGCGTTGCGCAACCTTCGCAGCCGCTCCCGAGCTGCAGTACGCAATGATCCTTACGCTTTCAACGTAATCGACAAGCGGGTCAGCAATCTGATCGGCACTGGCATCAACCCTCGACCCCGTATAGACGATCCAGAATTGCGGCACCTGCTGCAGGAACTTTGGGACGATTGGGTGGATGAGTCCGATGCCGACGGGCTGACCGATTTTTATGGCCAGCAGGCGCTGATCGCGCGGACCGTTGAAACCTCCGGCGAGTGCTTCGTACGTTTGCGGCCGCGCAGCCCCGACCAGGGCTTAGCGGTACCGATACAGCTTCAGGCTCTCGCGCCAGAGTTCGTGCCGCACGATAAGTTTGAAATGACCAGTACCGGCAACATCATTCGCGCCGGTATTGAGTTCACTCCCGCAGGTCAGCGAGTGGCTTATTGGATGTACCGCTCGCACCCGCGTGATGCGGCAAGTTTGAACAGTGGCTACAACCAGCTCGTGCGGGTTCCGGCAAGCCAGGTGCTGCACATCTTCGAACCCATCGAGCCTGGTCAATTGCGGGGCGTCCCCCGTCTTTCTCCGGTGCTCAAACGCCTGCGTAGCCTCGACAACTACGATGACGCGGTTCTGTTCCGACAAGAAGTCGCGAACCTGTTCGCTGGCTTTATCAGTCGGCCGGCACCGGATGCTGGCCAGGTTCCGCGCGACCCAGTAACGGGCTTGCCGTTAAACATGGATGCGGACGGCTTCACCCCCATGGTTGCTTTGGAGCCCGGCACCATGCAGGAGCTGGGACCTGGCGAGGAGGTTGAATTCTCCAAGCCACCTGATGCCGGTAACAACTATCCCGATTTCATGCGACAGCAGTTGATGGCCGCTGCAGCAGGGACCGGCACGCCATACGAAATCATCACCGGCGACATGCGCGAGATCAACGACCGGGCGCTGCGCGTCGTTCTCAATGAGTTCAGGCGCCGATTGGAGCAGCTGCAATTCAGCGTTTACGTTCACCAGCTCTGCCGTCCTGTGCGTGCGGCTTGGATGGACATGGCGGTGTTGTCAGGAGCGTTGAGCCTGCCGGACTACGCGCTGCGCCGCCGCGAATACCTGCGCACACGGTGGGTTCCTCAAGGCTGGGCCTACATCCAGCCCGTCCAAGACGTTCAGGCTAGACAGATGGAGGTGAACGCCGGGTTCGCCTCTCGCAGTGAAATGGTATTGCGCACCGGCTACGACGCGGAAACGGTCGATGCCGAAAACGCCGCTGATGTGCAGCGAGCCAAGTCCCTTGGTCTCAATTACAAAACCCTCGAAACCGTCGTGCAACCCGACGACAAGGATCAGCCATGAGCAAGAAAGCCAAACCCCGCGTTTACAACGGGGCAGGGGAGCTCGTCCCCGTCCAGGCCAAGCACTGGTATCACCTCCAAGCCAGCGGTGAAGCCGAACAGAAAACGATCGAGATCTATGTCTACGGTGAGATTGGCGGTTGGGGCATTACGGCCAGCCAGTTCGTGCGCGATCTCATGGCGCTGGACGACGGTGTCACGCCGGTTGTGGCCGCTTTCAACAGCGTGGGCGGCGACCTGTTCGACGGCCTTGCGATACACAACGCCCTGCGCCGTCTTGGTGAACGCTGCACTGGTCGCGTGGATGCACTTGCCGCAAGCGCGGCCGGTGTCGCGGTCTGCGGCGCGCATCGTGTAGTAATGGCATCGAACTCGATGCTGATGATCCACAACCCCTACACGTGGACCAGCGGTGATGCGGATGATTTGCGGCGTGTTGCCGACGTTCTCGATCAAACCCTTGAAGCGATCATTGCGTCGTACAAAGCCAAGGCCTCGAATATCGACGACGCAGAGCTGCGTCGTCTGGTCAGCGCAGAGACCTGGCTGACGGCTGCGGAGGCCGTCGAGCTGGGGTTTGCTGACGAAATCGTTGATGGGGTGACTGTCAAGGCGTGTCTGGGGGAGGGCGCGGTATTCAACCGCTTCCAGAATGCTCCGCCAGATCTGCTGGCACAGCTGGAAGCCGATGACGAGCCTGTCGTTGAACCCAAAGTTGAAGATAAACCGGCGCCGGTGGTCGATGCCGCCAAGTTGGCCCTGATGATCACCCAAAACTGTACACAGGCTGGCATCAGCAACCTGATCGAACCGCTGATTGCTTCCACCAAATTGGTAGACGAGACCACAGTTCAAGCGGCGATCACCCAGGCCAAGGCCGTGCGAGACCTTTGCGTTGCGGCCCGGTTACCAGAGTCCACCGCGGAGTTCGTTAAAGCTGGGCTGGACGAAAACGCCGTGCGGGCACGTCTGTTCGAAAAGCTCACCGGCAGTGGTGGGTTCGAGATCGACAACAGCCTGCCATTGGAAAATGACAAGCCAATCCAGGCAACTGCTCGACAACCCAACCCTGGCGGTATCTACGCCGCTCGTAAAAGCCAAACTTCATCTGCAAGAGGAACAGGTCGATGACCATCAAGAAAGAGCCGATTCACGCAGGTGAATTCCTGTTGTCGGAAGGTGCCGGACAAATTTCCCGCGAGGCCATCAACGTGGCGGCAGGCGCTGCCTTGTACCCGGGCCAGATTCTGGGCTTGGTTACCGCGACCGGCGAATTTGCACCCTATGCCCCGGCGGCCGAGGACGGTACCGAAAACGCAGTCTGCATTTTGTACGGCCCTCTGGGTGAGGCTGAAATCACACGCCGTGGCCGTGCAGTGGTGCGCTTGGCTGAGGTCAGCGAAGCCCATCTCACAGGGCTGGATCTTGACGCAGAAAAAGCCCTGACCGCGAAGTTCATCATCCTTCGCTAAGGCGAAGCAGCTTTCATCCCACCCCGCACAGAGCGGGGTTTTTCATTTCTGGAGTGGACCATATGGCTGATATCGCCATTTTCGATGACGACGCGTTCAGCGTCGCAACCCTGACTGCCGCGATCAACGAGCAGGAGTACCTACCCGGGCGTATCGGCGCTTTGGGCCTGTTCGAAGAGGAGGGCGTCACCACCTTGACCGTCCAGATTGAAAAGGACGGCGACACCTTAGCATTGGTGCCTGCCGGTGAGCGTGGCGTGTCCGGATTGGTAGTTGGTGGTAGCAAACGCATCCTGATCCCGTTCAATACCGTGCACCTGCCGCAGCGATTCGCTATTAACGCGGATGAGATTCAGGGCATCCGTGCGTTCGGTACGCTGACCGAGCTGCAGGCTGTCCAGGATGTCGTCAGCAGGCGCCTGGCAAAAGCCCGCCGTCAACTGGATGCCACGCACGAGTTTCAGCGTATGGGTGCGATCAAGGGGCAGGTCCTCGATGCAGACGGCACCTCGGTGTTGCTCGATATCTACGACCGCTTCGGCGTCACCCGGCAAGAACTGTCGATGGGGCTCAACAGCGCCGATGCCAATGTCCAGGTGCAATGTGTCGAGGCACTCGACATGCAGGAAGAGGCACTGGGCAGTGTGACCACCACTGGATCCCGAGCGCTGTGCGGCAAAACCTTCTGGGCCAAGTTGATCGCTCACAAATCAGTGATGCAAACCTATCTGGCAACCCAGCAGGCCGCGGCCCTGCGTGGCGACGGTCGTGAATCCTTCGACTTTGGCGGCATCACCTGGGAACGCTATCGCGGCAAGGTCGCCGGCGTAGCGTTTATCGCCGACGATGAAGCGCGCCTGATTCCTGAAGGCGTGCCTGAGCTGTTCATCTCTGCGTTCGCCCCGGCGGACTATATGGAGACCGTCAACACGCTCGGGCTCCCGTACTACAGCAAGTTGGAAACGATGCCGTTCGGCAAAGGCGTAGCAGGTGAAGCGCAGTCCAACCCCCTTCACCTGTGCACCCGGCCTCGCGCTGTAATTCGCTTGAAGCTCTGACGATGGGCTTTCGGGATCTGGTGGCGGAAGTCGACGATGTCGTCTTCGAGATTCTTGGCGACGCCGCAACCATCGATGACCGTTCAATCGTCGGGATGTTCGCAGCCCCATGGCTGCAACCCAATGTCGGACGGTTGAACACCGGTCTTCGCGAGCCTCATTTTGTTATGCGGGTGAGCGAAGCCGTTGGCATCGATCAAGGCCAGGGCATCAGGATAGATGTCCCTGAGCTGGACGGTGGCGGTGAATACACCATTGTCAGGCTGGAGCCAGACGGTGCTGGCCTGGTTACTCTCGTGTTGAGGTTGAAAGCATGAGCATCGGTTCATTCTACAAAACGTCGTCAAGCAGCGGTTTGATCACGATCCAGCCTTCAGCGACCGACCTGCAAGCGTTCACGGATTTCGCCAAGTTAGTGCCGCGCGCCGCTGCAAACGCTCAGCGCCGAGCAATCAACAAAACGCTAGGTTGGTTACGGACGCAAATTGCTCGTGCAGTCAGCAGGCAGGAAGGCATTGCAGTCCGCGCTGTGAGGCAGCGACTGCGGGCTTATTCTGTTCGGGGGGGCAGTACGCAGGGCAAGCTCTGGTTTGGCCTTAACCCTTTGGAGGCGAGCCGAACCGGGCGGGCGCGCCAGACTACTTCGGGTGTATCGGTGGGCAGGCGTCGTTATGCCGGTGCTTTTTATAAGAAGGTCTACGGCAGTAGCGCCGATATCTGGATTCGCACGGGGAGTAAGCACTTCCAATCGCGCGACTATCCGAACAGCGATGTTTCCACCGCTGGTGGCCCAAGGTCTGGGTGGATCTCAGAAAACGACAGCCGATTTCCTCTGGCCAAGGCCAAAGTATCCATCGAGAACGTGCGACCGCTGTTCGAAAGTTGGGTACGTCAAACCGACGCGAGGCTTTTGCAGGTCTTGAAGCAAGAACTGAACTTCGAGCTTCAGAAGTACATGCGAGGTAACGCCCTTGGCTGACCAACCGCTTTCACTGGATTTATTTTTCGCTACCGTCGAGCAACACATCGGAGAGCAATTATCGGGTCTGCAAACTATTGCCACCTGGCCGGACATCCGAGATCGGGTCCGCTTGCCGGCGTTGTTCTTAGAGCTGGGTGAAGTGGAGCCCGGAACAGATCCCGGTACCGGTCTGGTAGGGCTCGTATGCAGGATGGAGGCGTACATTATAGTGGCCGCTGAACTGCCCCGGCATCATCATCAAGCGGCGCAGCTGGCAACGCAGCTCGCTGTGTTGCTTCGTATGCAGCACTGGGAATTGGATGATGTTGAGCCTGCAGAGTTTATGCAGGCTGGCCCGGACTGGACCAAGCCAGAGCTCGATGGTTACACGGTTTGGAAAGTCGATTGGACCCAGACGCTTTATCTTGGCCAGGAGGAATGGCCGTGGAAGGCTGAGCCAGGCCCGATTGTCTGGGGTTTCAGTCCTCAGACCGGGAAGGGGCACGAAGAGGAATATTTTCCTCCCGAGACCCTGGAGCCACCTGCATGAGCAGCTATGCGCTTGCCCAGCACGACCAAATGCTGGCCGGTCTGATCATTCCGAGTTTTGTCGTTGCGTTAGACCTTACCGCGTCGCCGCCGATGTGCCGGGTATCGAATGGCGGTGATTGGACGAGTGCGTGGGTGCGCTGGCACAGCATCGCAGCGGGTAAGGCCCGACACTGGCGAGCCCCGAGCATGGGAGAACAGGGAGTCTTGATCAGCCCGAGTGGCGATCCCGCGCAAGGTACCTTCGTCCCAGGCCTTTACGGTAACGCAGGCCCACCCCCTGATAACCGCAACCACGTCGAGGTCTGGCGCTTTGATGATGGCGGCTCCCTGGTGTACGACTGGGAAGCCAACAGCTACGCCGTTACGCTGCCCACCGGTACTGTCTCGATCAAGGTAGGGGCTTCGGTCTGGTCGGTTACGGATAACGCAATTACTGGACGGTCCGCATCAATCAAGCTGATCGGAGCTACTGAAATCGACGGTACATTGCTCGTTACGGGCGACGTAACAGGCCTCGGTAAGATCATCGACACCGGTGGCAATACGCCAAACCACAAACACTGATCTTCAACTCTACAGCCCGCCATGTGCGGGCTTTTTCATGCCCGGAGAAAACATGAGCAAAGCCAAGGCAGACACTGAAAGCACCACGTTTGTGACGGCGCCTGAATCGGCCCCCGCACCGAGCGAATTCAGGCCAGTGCCGAATGGCACGGCTGCGTCAGTCGGACAGCCAGAGCCAAAGATGCACACCTTTCGCGACAAGGTGTACACCTCGCGCACGCTGATCCTGCCTGACGGCGCGTCGCTGGCCGTCGCCAAACACCGCGTAACGGTTGAGAACAGCAACGTGCAGGCGCTGGCGTACCTGAAGGCGCACGAAGAATTTGAACCCCTGGAGTAGCCGCCATGATCGGAATGGATCGCAGCACCGGTCAGTCGCTGTCGGGCCTGGCGCACTTGCGGCAATCCATTGAAGACATCTTGACGACCCCCGAGGGCAGTCGTCGTCAGCGTCCTGAGTACGGCTCGAAACTGCGGCGCTTTGTCGACCTGCCGGTGACGGCGGGCTGGCGCAGCGCCGTACAGGCCGAGGTGAACCGCGCGATTGGCCGATGGGAACCCCGCATCAAGCTGGAGTCGGTGCGGGTTGTGGCCGTGGTAGGTGGGCAAGTCACCTTTTCCATCACCGGTGAGTTTCTGGGTGACGGGGTTTTACTGGAGGTCACCGCATGAGCGCTGTGGATCTGTCGGCGCTGCCGGCGCCGGAGGTGTTGGAGCCGCTGGACTTTGAGGACGTTTACCAAGAGTCGCTGGAGGTGTTCCGCGAGTCGTTGGACGAAAACTGGTCTGCGGCCCTTGAGAGTGATCCTGTCGTCAAGCTGGTGGAGCTTGGCGCCTATGTGAAGGTCGGCAACCGTGCTCGGGTCAACGATGGGGTGAAAGCCTTGCTGCTGGCCTACGCCGAGAAAGGGGATCTGGATCAGTTGGCGGGCAACGTCAACTTAAAACGCCTGGTGGTGCAGGCGGCCGATGACACGGTGTTTCCGGCCATCCCGGAAGTGCTGGAGGAAGACGACGCGCTGCGCGAGCGTATCCAGTTGGTCTATGAGGGATTGACCACGGCAGGGCCGCGTAACAGTTACATCCTGCACGCACGCAACGCCTCGGGGCTGGTGGCGGACGCCACGGCCGAAAGCCCGTCACCGGCCACGGTCGTGGTTACGGTCCTGGGGCTGGAAGGCATGGGGGAAGCCCCGCAAGCGCTGCTGGACACGGTTTATGCGCACCTGAGTGACGACGATATTCGTCCTGTGGGTGACCGGCTGATAGTGCAAAGCGCGCAGATCCTGCCCTACACCATTACCGCCATTCTGCACATGACCGGGACCGGTTCAGAGAACGAGGCGATTCTGGCTGAGGCTCGAAAGCGCATCGCGGCATGGGTCAATCCTCGGCGTCGTCTGGCGGTCGAGGTGCCCAGGTCGGCTGTTGACGCTCAGTTGCATATCGCCGGGGTGCGCCGCGTCGAGCTGGTGGGCTGGCAGGACATTACCCCGACCAAGGCGCAAGCCGCGTATTGCACACAGGTATCTGTCGAGCTGGGTGATTGACCATGAAAAGTCTTTTGCCCCTCAACAGCACGCCGCTGGAACGCGCCATTGAAGCCGCGATGACCGACACCACGCCGGTACCGCTGCGCCTGCTTTACAACCCCGACACTTGTCCGGTCGCCCTGTTGCCGCATCTGGCTTCGGCGTGGTCGGTCGACCGCTGGGATGAAAAGTGGACCGAAGCGGCCAAGCGCGGCGCGGTTAAGTCCTCGTTCTACGTGCATGCCCACAAGGGAACTATCGGCGCGCTGCGCAGAGTGGTCGAGCCGCTGGGCTACCTGATTGAAATCGTCGAGTGGTGGCAGCTGAACCCCATGGGCCCGCCTGCCACCTTTGAACTCAAGGTCGGCGTGCTCGATACCGGCATCACCGAGCAGATGTACGAGGAACTGACGGCGCTGATTGATGACGCCAAGCCAGTTTCGCGTCACCTCATCGGCCTTGCCATCAGCCTTGAAACCACCGGCCGCACGTACCTGAGCGCCTCGATCAGCGAGGGCGACGAAATCGACGTTTACCCGCCGCAACAGCTCGACATTGAAGTGTCTGGCGTGATCGGCCGTGGCGGACGTGAAGAAACTATCGACACCTTGGATGTGTATTCATGATCGATCAAAGCTCACAGTTTTACGCCATCCTGACGAACATCGGGGTGGCAAAACAGGCGAACGCTGATGTGCTCGGTATCGCCTGGAAAATCACGCAGATGGGCGTGGGTGATGCGAACGGCACTGACCCCCAGCCGAACGCGGCTCAAAAGACGTTGATCAACGAGTGGCGCCGGGCGCCGCTTAATCAGCTCAAGCAGGACACCACGAACCCGGGCGTGATCATTGCCGAGCAGGTGATTCCGGCCGATGTTGGTGGCAAGTGGATTCGCGAAATCGGCCTGTACGACTCGGACGGCGATCTGGTCGCTGTCGCGAACTGCGCGCCGTCCTTCAAGCCACTGCTTACCCAAGGCTCTGGCAGAACCCAAGTGGTTCGCATGAACCTGATCGTCAGCAACACGGCCACTATCGAGCTGAAGATTGACCCGAGCGTGGTGCTTGCCACTCGCGAATTCGTGCTGAGCGAGTTGGCAAAGCAGGATTTCAAAAGCTCGGTACTGGTGTGTGCGCCGGGCAACATCGTTCTGAGCGGTCTTCAGACCATCGACGGCGTAGCGGTTCCCGCTGGAAAGCGCGTGCTGAACCCGTTCCAGACCGCTGCCAAGGATCGCGGCATCTGGGTGACTGGCGCAGGCGCGTGGACCCGTGCAACCGATGCGGACACCAGCGACGAAGTAACACCTGGCATGCTGGTGTTGGTGGAGCAGGGCACCCAGTACGGCGACAGTGCTTGGCAGTTGGTCACCGATGCGCCGATTAGCCTGGGCGTGACCGCGCTCACGTTTGAGATGGCGTGGGGCCGCACTGGCGTGACGCCAGGCGATTACCGCAGTGTGACGGTCGACAAACTAGGCCGCGTAGTGGGGGCAACAAACCCGACGACCGTGGCGGGCTATGGACTGACGGACGTTTACACCAAGACGCAGATTGATACCGCTCTGGCTCAGAAGGCGTCACTGAATAGCCCGGTGTTAACGGGTCTTCCGAAAGCTCCAACCGCTTCGACCTCGACCAACTCAGACCAGATTGCGACCACGGCGTTTGTGCAGGCGTTGCTTACTGCCTTGGTGGGTGCTGCGCCGGATACGTTGAACCAGATCAACGAGATTGCAGCGGCATTGGGTAATGACCCCAATTTTGCCACCACGATCATGACCCTGTTGGGTCAGAAAGCACCGCTCGCCTCGCCAGTTTTAACGGGCGATCCAAGGGCGCCGACCCCCTCGCCGGGAGACAACGACACCAGCATTGCCACAACGGCATTTGTTCAGGCTGCACTTGCGATGTTCGGTGTCGGTGCCTCTGCAGCGGTTATCACCGACTACAACGCTATCACGGCGTCAGGCTTTTACCGGGATGTCGGAACCGCTGCAAATGCGCCGCTAGCTACCACGATGAGCATTATTCATGTGCAGTGGAGCGGTAACGCGGGCTTGCAGATTGCAGCAGCTGCAACCGCGCAGCTCGCGTCGTCGCGCATTTTCTGGCGTAACGCGGCTGGCGGTTCCTGGAGTGGCTGGAAGGAATTCGGCGCCCTTGATTCGCCGGTAATGACGGGTGATCCAAAAGCGCCGACACCGGCCGTTACGGATAACGATACGTCTGTGGCGACTACTGCCTTCGTGTATTCCGTTCTGTCGGCCTTGGGTATCGCGCCGGGGGCTAAGAACAACAACGAACTTGCGCAGGGGACCGACCTCAATGCGGTTCTGAATTTCGGTGTGTATTCGCAGCCAGCGACCGCAAACGCGACGTTGGCCCTGAATTATCCGAAGGCGGTGGCGGGCACGCTGCTGGTGCTGCGCGGCAGCGCCACGTTCGTCAATCAGGTCTATCAGGAGTACAACACCGGCCAGCTGTGGACCCGTTCGATTTACAACGGGGTGCCGTCAGCCTGGCTGCAATCGGCGAGCATTGACTCGCCCGTTTTAACGGGTGATCCACGGGCACCAACTCAGAACGTCGGGGACAACGATACAAGCATTGCGACGACTGCCTTCGTACAGGCAGCACTGGCCGCGTTTGGTATTGGCTCGTTCACTGGCCCGCTCGCAACTGACCTAAATACGACTGTGCTTGGCGGCGCTTTTCGAACCACGAACGCCACGGCAAATACGCCTGTTACGGGCAATCTGTCGGGGTTTACCTTCCCCTACAACAACGGCGGCTGTTTGCAAATTGCTTCGCAGCTGGGCGGCGTCGGGCGGCTGTTCTGGCGGACTCAAGCGGGTTCAACTTGGTCACCATGGCGAGAGGTGGCGGGGACCGATAGCCCGGCGTTGCTCGGTAACCCAACCGCTCCAACGCCTGGAGCTGGCGACAACAGTCAGTCGATTGCCACTACTGCATTCGTCAGAGGCGCGGCGGGCGATATGTTGGGGATGGTGGCTCACTTCGCCATGCCGACGCCTCCGGATGGCTGGCTGAAACGAAACGGCGCTGCTGTATCCCGTACCACCTATGCAGCACTGTTCGCGAAGATCGGGACATCTTGGGGGGCGGGTGACGGCTCAACCACGTTCAACCTGCCGGACGCTCGCGGCTACTTTGACCGGGCTTGGGATGACTCGCGCGGGATCGATACGGGGCGGGCTTTTGCCAGCAATCAGGCTCCACAGAACCAAAGCCACACCCACTCGGGCACGGCTTTGACATCCGGCGTTCACAACCACGTAACCGATTTTGTGCGGGAAAAGCTTCCGGTCGCGAACGTAACTGATGGTGGTAACGCCGTGCTGGGCGATCAGATTACAGATGGGATTCAGCCGATGACGAGTTCGACAGATCCCGGACACACGCACACCCTGAGCATTGCCAGTTCTGGCGGCACGGAAGCGCGACCTTATAACCAAGCGTATTTGGCCTGTATCAAATATTGATCATCGGCCGGAGGGTTTCATATGGGCGAAATTGAACAAAGCTCACAGGTTCAGGATGTTGATGCGCCTGTGGTGCGCTGGTGGGAGCAGCAAGGGGTTGTTACTCCAACTGTGTGTCACGTCTCGCCGTTGACAGGCGAGTTTGTAGGGCTGGGGATCGCAGATCCGAGCCCGCTTGAACCCGACGTCTGGCTAATTCCTGCCGGGGCGCATTTGGGGGATGCGCCTATTGTCTTCCCGGACAGCGCGGCAGTCTGGAGCGTGGAAGACGCTACTTGGCACCAAGTATCCGATTACCGAGGCAGGACCGTTTACGACAAGGACACCCGGGAAGCGAGCGTGTATGAGGTGCTGGGCGAGCTTCCCGAGTCGTTTACCTTACTGGCGCCAATGACTGATTTTGATGTCTGGAGGGGCAAGTGGGTGCTTGACGTTGAGGCCCGCGATGCAGCGTTGATCAGTCGAGTCCGCCTCAAGAAGTCCCTTCTAACTCAGTGCGCGGCGGGCATGATTTCAACCCTGCAATACGCCGTCGACAAAGGCATTGCGACCGATGCTGAAGTGGCGGCCCTAGATGCCTGGCGCACTTACAGTGTCCTGCTGAGTCGGATCGAGCCCGGCCCTGTCGTCACCTGGCCAGACGGTCCAGACAACGCAGCCCTGACTTCGTGGCTTGAGTCCAAAGGATACGAAGACTTACCGGATCTGCCTGAAGAAGCACCTTAAACGCCCCGTACTCCGGGGCGTTTTCGTTCCTGTCCTGTTTTTCCCAAGCCTCGCCATGCGGGGCTTTTTCACATCTGGAGATTGGCTCTATGAGTTTCTATCACGGCGTTACCGTAACGAACGTCGACACCGGTGCGCGCACCATTTCCCTGCCGTCCTCCTCGATCATCGGGCTGTGCGACACCTTCACCCCGGGGCCGGGTGCGAACAGCACGCCGCTGGCATCGGCAAACGAACTGAAGCTGATCACCAGTGAGCGCGAAGCGATTGCCGCATGGGGCGCTGATTCGGCGATCACCAAGGCCTGTCAGGCGATCTTTGTGCGCGCCAAGGCGGTGATCGTCGGTTGTGGCGTTGCTACGGTCAGCGAAGCGGCGGCCCAGACCTCGGCCATCATCGGCGGCGTCCTGGCTGACGGCAAACGTACCGGCCTGCAAGGCCTGCTTGACGGCAAGAGCAAGTTCAACGCCCAGCCGCGTCTTCTGATCGCGCCCAAGCACACCGCCACACTGGCGGTGGCGACCGCGCTGGATGCGCTGGCGGGCAAGCTGCGCGCCATCGCGATCATCGACGGTCCCGGCACCACGGACGAGGCGGCCATGGACTATGCCGATAACTTCGGCAGCAAGCGCGTGTTCATGGTCGATCCGGGTGTGCAGTTCTGGGACAACGTGGCGAGCGCAACCGTGGATGCTCCGGCGTCGGCATGGGCGGCGGGCATGTTTGCCTACACCGACAGCGAGTACGGTTTCTGGGCCTCGCCGTCCAACAAGGAAATGGTCGGCATCACCGGCACTACGCGCCCGGTTGAATTCCTGGACGGTGACGAAACCTGCCGGGCCAACCTGCTCAATAACGCGAACATCACCACCATCATTCGTGATGACGGTTACCGCCTCTGGGGGAACCGCACCATGTCCAGCGATGCGAAATGGTCGTTCGTTACCCGCGTGCGGACCATGGATATCGTCATGGACGCGATTCTGGCGGGCCACAAATGGGCCGTTGACCGCTCGATCACCAAGACCTACGTCAAGGATGTTACGGACGGCCTGCAATCGTTCATGCGCGACCTGAAGAACCAAGGCGCGATCATCAACTTTGAGGTCTACGCGGACACCGAGTTGAACACGGCCAGCCAGCTCTCGCAGGGCAAGGTGTATTGGAACATCCGCTTTACCGATGTCCCGCCTGCTGAAAACCCGAACTTCCGTGTGGAAGTGACCGATCAATGGATTACCGAAGTCCTCGAAGCCGCGTAAGGAGCGTCTGAATGATTCCTCAAGTCCTTTCTAACACCAACCTGTTCCTGGACGGTGTGAGCTTCACCGGCGACATCCCTTCGCTGACGCTGCCCAAGCTGACCGTCAAGACCGATGCCTACCGGGGCGGCGGCATGTCGGGCGAAATCGAAATGGACATGG